AGGGACTACAAAGAAAAAGATCAATACTATTATCACCTACGGGTTCAGGTAAATCTTTAATTTTATACTGTTTAGCTAAGTATTGGCTTCAGATGCTTACAGACGGATTTAATTATCCAAGAGCAGGAAAGGTTTTAATTATTGTTCCTACCACATCTTTGGTTGAACAGATGTACGGAGATTTTGCCGATTATGGACAAAATCCTACTGGTATGCATAAAATCTATTCTGGTAAAGATAAAGAGTTTGAGAGTGCCATCTGTATAAGTACATGGCAATCCATTTATAAAATGCCACCTGCTTGGTTTGATCAGTTTGGTATGATCTTAGGAGATGAGTGCCACGGTTTTAAATCTAAATCGCTTACTAATATTATGAATAAATGTAAACTAGCAGAATATCGCTATGGTACTACTGGTACACTTGATGGAACACAAACACATCAGTTGGTATTAGAGGGTCTTTTTGGTAAGGTAATGAAAGTTACTACAACTAGAACTTTGCAAGATAATCAAACCCTTGCCGACTTAGAAATTCTTATGATACAGTTACAATATAGCGAAGAAATTAAAAAGCAAATGGTAGGCCTACAGTACCAAGATGAAATAGATTATATTGTAAGATACGAACAAAGGAATAAATTTATAAGAAACCTGGCTCTTGATCAGAAGGGTAATACTTTGGTCTTATTTCAGTTTGTCGAGAAGCATGGAAAGCCTCTTTTTGAATTGATAAATACTAAGGCTAAAGAGGGAAGAAAAGTATTTTTTGTAAGTGGTGCTACAGAAACTTCTGATAGAGAAGCTATTAGAAAAATAACAGAGGGTCAAAAAGATGCTATCATCGTCGCTAGTCTTGGTACTTTTAGTACTGGTATTAATATACGGAACTTGCATAATATCATATTTGCTTCTCCGTCAAAATCCCAGATCAAAGTTCTCCAGTCTATTGGGAGGGGATTACGGAAATCAGAGGATGGAACAACTACTAAACTCTATGACATATCAGATGACTTCCAACATAAATCAAGAAAAAACTATGCGCTCCTTCACAGCGAAGAAAGATTAAAGATTTACAAAAAAGAAAAGTTTAAATTTAAATTCTACAAGGTTTCCATATGATAGATATAAACAATGTTAAACAATTAAAAATAGCCGACGGCTCTGAAATTATCTGTGAGATAATGGAAGAACTTGAGGAAGATATAGTTGTAAGAGGCGCTTTCAGAATAGCTAGAGTAGATTTAGATAGTGAAAGAAGTTATTATATGTTTAAACCATGGATGACTTATGTAGAAGAACCCGATCATTTTATAACAATTAATCTGTATCACTTAATAGCAGCAACGGTGCCATCTAAAGATATTTTAGAACAATATGAAAATGCTACAGAAAAAATTAATGAAGCAAGATTAGAACGAGACGAAAAATTAAACACTAGACAAGAAGAAAATTTAAAAGATGAAGTAAATGTAACGCAAGAGATTGATGCTGATAACGTGTTAAAATTTAACTTTATTGATAAAACTAAACTTCATTAGTATTCCCTATCCTCAACTAAGTACTCTTTTATTATATACTAGATTCGTGCAACTGTAAACCAAAAAATGATGTAAAAACAAAAAAAAATAGTTGTTTACATCTGTTGATAATTAGTTTATAATATATATGTAAAAGGTTTATATTTATGGCAAAAAAGACAAAAAACATCCACTATATTAATAATTCAGAATTTTCATTGGCTATTGTAGAGTATGTGAAAAAAGTAACTTTAGCAAAAGAAAATGAAGAAAAACTTCCAATAGTACCAGACTATATCGCTAGGAGTTTTCTTCAGATAGCAGAGAATCTATCTCATAAATCCAACTTTATCCGATATACATATCGTGAAGAAATGGTTATGGATGCTGTAGAGAATTGTTTAAAAGCTATAGAAAATTATAATATTAATGCTACAACTAGAACAGGAAAACCCAATGCGTTTGCTTATTTTACTCAGATCATTTGGTATGCTTTTCTTCGTAGGATTACTAAAGAAAAGAAACAGCAAGAAATTAAAGAAAAATATCTTGCTCAATCTGGAATAGATGCGTTTCTTGTTACAGAACTTGGTACTGATGATGCATCATCTCAAGTTGCTAATCATTTTATTGATACACTTAAAGATAGAATTGATAAAGTAAAAGCATATGATACAGAAATTAAAACTTTTTCAAAAGTAGTAAAAAATAGAAAAAAAAGAGCAGTTAACGTAGATTCAGATTTATCCGATTTTTTGGAATGATATATAATGAAAATAGCAGTATTAAATGATACCCACTGTGGTATTAGAAATAGCTCTGATGTATTTTTAAATAATGCAGCAGATTTTTATGAAAACATCTTTTTCCCGTATTGTAAAGAACATGATATTAAGCAAATTATTCATCTTGGTGATTATTATGATAATCGTAAGTTTATTAATTTCCGAGCTTTAAATCATAATCGTAAACATTTTTTATCACATCTTCGTGATTACGGAATGTCTATGGATATTGTGCCTGGTAACCATGATACTTACTATAAGAATACAAACGACTTAAATAGTTTAAAAGAATTATTAGGTCACTTTATGAATGAAATTAATATTATTATGGAACCTCGTGTTCTCGAATATGATTCTCTTAAGATTGCAATGTTACCTTGGATCACTCAAGAAAATCACGATAAATCTATGGAGTTTGTTAAGAACTGTAAAGCAGATTGGTTAGGCGGTCATCTTGAGCTTAGTGGATTTGAGATGATGAGAGGTATAGAAAATAAACATGGTATGGATCATAAGCTTTTCTCGCGCTTTGAAAAAGTTTTATCTGGCCATTTTCATACTAAATCAGTAAAAGATAATATAACATATCTAGGCACTCAGATGGAATTTTTCTGGTCTGATGCTCACGATAACAAACACTTTCATGTGATAGATACCGAAACTCGTGAAATGGAAGCCATTAGAAATCCATACACTCTATACGAAAAGATTGTATATGATGATTCAAGACAAAGTTATTCAGATTTTAATGTGGACCATTTAGATAATAAATTTGTAAAAATAGTTGTAATTAATAAGTCTGACCTCTTTACATTTGATCGTTTAGTTGATAGAATACAAAATAGAAAGATTCATGAACTAAAGATTGCAGAAAACTTTAATGAGTTTATCGGAGAGAATGTTGAAGACGAAAGTATATCTATGGAAGATACCGAAGTTTTGTTAGATAGTTATGTTGATGCTGTTGATACGGATCTTGACAAAGATAAGATAAAAGTAAATATGAGGAAACTTCTTACAGAAGCACAATCAATGGAAATAGTTTAGTGCCCAAACAAGAAAGAATACACTGTCTATCTAAGAAATGGGAAAAAGCTTACAAGAAAGCTGCCAAGAAAAAAGATAGGCAGAAATCTAAGAAACAAATAAGGCAAAAAGAATGATTACTTTTAAATCTATTCGATATAAAAACTTTTTATCGACTGGTAATAATTGGACAACTATTAGTCTTAATAAAACAAAATCAACTCTTATAGTAGGCCAAAACGGCGCAGGAAAGTCAACTATTCTTGATGCTCTTTCCTTTGCTTTATTTGGTAAACCACATCGTAATATTAATAAACCTCAATTAGTTAATACTATCAATAATAAAGATAGTGTTGTAGAGGTTGAATTTATTATAGGCAAAGCACTTTTTAAAGTTGTTCGTGGTATAAAGCCACAAATATTTGAAATATGGAAAAACGGCGTGATGATTAATCAATCTTCTCACGCTAAGGAGTACCAGAAGGTCCTTGAACAAAACATCATTAAGTTAAATCATAAAAGCTTTCATCAGATTGTTGTGCTAGGTTCTTCATCTTTTATTCCTTTTATGCAACTACCAGCACAGCATAGAAGAGATGTTATTGAGGATCTTCTGGACATTAATGTTTTCTCAAAAATGAATACTTTGATAAAAGAAAAGAATAGTGTACTAAAAGAAAAATTAAAAGATAATTCATATCAACTAGATATTTTAAAGAACAAACTGGAGTCTCAAAGAAAATATATTAGAGATATTACACAAATTAATGAGGATGAGATTAATGATAAAAAGAAAAAAATCTCAGAGGTCGAGAGTGAAATCAAGCAATTACATAATAGCAATGCCACGTGCAGTGCTTTTAATGAAGCAAATGCCGAAGAGGTATCAAAGCAACTTAAAGAAGCAAATAATAAAAAACAAATCATTTTACAAGATAAGGCCAGCGCCACATCAGAAATTAAAACAATCGTTGGCGATTCTAAATTTTATGAACAGAATGACACCTGTCCGACCTGTTCACAGGAAATCGAACCAGATTTTAAAAAGAGGAAAATACACGAATGTAAGCAAAAAGCATTACAAACTAAAGAAACCCTTGAAAGAATACAATCGGAAGCTAATGATGTAGCAGCTTTAATAGACGAATGGAATAATAAAGCTGAAGAAATTAAGGATAATAATAATTTAATTAATACCAATAATAAACTTATATCATCTCATCAAAAACAAATAGATGGTTTTAATCTTGATATACAAAGACTTAGTTCCAGAGAAGGTGATATTGGTGAGGCTAATCAAGAGCTTCATGATATGAATGAAGAAAGAAACGAGTTAATGGAACACAAATTAACTCTTAATGAAGAATATTCATATAATACTGTTATGGCTGAGATGTTAAAAGATACGGGCATTAAAACAAAAGTTATTAAACAATACATTCCAGTAATCAATAAATTAGTAAATCAATATCTTCAAGTTCTGGATTTCTTTGTACACTTTAATTTAGATGAAAGCTTTCAAGAAACTATTAGATCACGTCATAGAGATGCATTTTCATATGATTCTTTCTCAGAGGGTGAAAAGCAAAGAATTGATCTTGCTTTATTATTTACTTGGCGAATGATTGCTAAGATGAAAAACTCTGTAGCTACCAATTTGCTTATATTAGATGAAACATTCGATTCATCTTTGGATCATGATGGTGTTGATAATCTAATGAAAATTTTACATACACTAGATGATGACACAAACGTATTTGTAATCTCTCATAAAGGAGAAATACTTGATGGAAAATTTGAAGAAAAGCTGGAGTTCAAGAAAGAAAAGAACTTTAGTAAAATGGTGGCATAATGCCTAATATTGAAATAACAACCAAACCTACAGGTAGAAGCCCAGAAAATAAATATTTCTTTGGTGAAAAAACAAAATATCTTGATCTTAGTCGTCCTAAGTATAATAAAATTGGTAAAGAAGAAGATTATCAAGTAATGCATATGCGAATGGATCTTATGGATTATTCACATAATCTTGTATTTTATGCTGCCGGAATGTGTTTTCGTGTTGAAACTAATGATGATAGACATGCACAATTTGTCCGTAATATGTTTCCAGTAGTAGATAATCCTCTACAATATACTGCTGATTGGACGATTATACATAATACTGAAATGGTAGTAGATGAGCCATATATTTATGTTCATTTAGATGAGTGTGTTATGTTAATTGGTGGAACTACATTTCTTGGTGAAATTAAAAAAGGTGTGTTCGGTATTATAAGTTTTGAATTACCAGTAAATGGGACCTTACCTATGCACTGCAGCGCTTTTACTTATAACGATACAACTAATTTAATGTTTGGATTAAGCGGTACAGGTAAAACTACATTAAGTAGTGATCCCGACTATAAATTAATTAGTGATGATGAAGTTTATTGGGCTCAAGATGGCATTCGCATGGTA